CCTGAACTCTGGGAGATTCTTGTCGGTGTAGCTCTTGATTTTTGCGAGTGTCTCGTCGAGGTCAGTCACCGAAAACTTCCCTCCAGAAGGGCGTAGATGGGATCATCAGGTACCAGGATCTTTCCCGGCTTCACGAGGAAGGCGTTCCTGCCTGTCTTGGCATTCACCCCAAGTGGCAGTCTCATGAGATTGCCATAACCTCCAGGGTCGACTTTCGTCTGCTTCGGAAAGATCTCGATCGTCAGCTCTGGGTAGTATTCCTTGTGCTTCCAGAAGATATCTCCCCGGTGCAATTGGAAGCAGTTGAATGACCCAAGAATAGCTTCGGCGAGGCTCCTGCTCGCTTCCGCTGGTAGTGGTTCGTCGAAGATTCCTATGACGTGCATACCTTTGCCGCCCCCGTAGTTGAGTATCACTTTGCAGTTGATTCCTATCTCGCGTGAAACGCGCTGGGCTCTTGATCCCAGCCCCTCTGCCATCGTGTGGATAATGAACCACATCCGTTCGTAGCCGGGGTCGTTGGGGTTGGTCACCACATGGCGATACTCGGCGTCGGCGTCAATGTCGTAGGCGAATATCTTGGTGGTGGAGTCTGTGTCGAGGAGGTAGTGGCCCCACGAGCGGGTCCCCTCAATGTGGTCATGGATGTTGCGCATCGTGAATTTCTGTTTTGCGACGTTCATATCCATGATCGGGAGTCTGCAAGGCTTTCACGTCCTTTCGGGCGATCAGGCGGTGCCCAATCAGACGAGCGAGTTCATCGTCGTGCGCCACTTTTCTCCTTCCGGTTGCACGGCCGGAGGAGCCACCATATACCCGTGTTCGCCCCCGTTGGTTGAAACTGGCAGGGTTTTCCCCAATCATGTTGGACACATGCCCGAAATTTGGTTCAGAAACCCCGGTGGATACATCGAGCAGTTGATTTCCACTGGAACAACTGACGTTGTGTTCGATCGTGGCTACACGGTGAAACGCAACATCGACCCACGGGCGTTCATGGATGTCTGGATGCCGCCCCACCTCTCGCACTGGCGAGTACTTCATGTGGGCGACCAAGGGAGTGCCGCCTACAACATCCACTCGAAGAAACCTTACGCCGTCTACCCAACATGGCAGTATGGGCAAGACCCCATGGAGCTTCTCATTTGGATGATCGAGAACCCGGCCGGCGAGGACCCCGAACCATACACCGTGGATGATGCGCCGATCGACACGATCCCAGTTCTTGGACAGGAGCACATTGTCGTCCTGACAGACCTTCCAAGCGCAATCAGCCAACGGGCGTTCTACGAGATGATCCGTCGCTTGCAGGACGACCATCCCGAGGTGCGACTGATGATTCACGGTCTGTACGCATTCAAGATGCTGCTGAGCCTGGAGTTCGGGCTGTTCGACTATGACCCGAGGGCCAACGCGTCGGGGGGGTCGCTCAAACTTCCGTCGGGCCGCACCATGGACTGGCGTGATGCCAGCAAACATGCGGTGGAGGTTCGGGCCGTAGGTTTCTCGCCGAGCGATCTTTCTGAACCAAAGACACGGTGCGAGTTCATGATTCGGTCCCTGCAATACGGGGCCGCCAACTGGGGGCAGGNCGGGATGGGATCTTCGATNGCCTCGGCNGACGAGGATGTCGACACCGAGACTCCAGACGCCTCGTGGAAGCCGAATGTGATCAAACGAATCCCCCCGAGGGCTGAACTGCCAACCGACATGATTGCTTGTGACATATGCTCTCTGGCATCCTCGTGTTACGTATACCGAGCAGAAAGCGTCTGTACCTTGCCGAGATCATCAGGGTCCGAGTTGGCCAAGTTCTTCAAGACCAAGGATTCTGGGCTGATCACCCAGGGGCTCATGGAGCTCATGGACATCAACGCAACCCGCCTCGAGAAGGGGCTCGACTGGGAAGATGCCGAGGAGGATCTGAGCCCGGAGGTCAGCAAGTTGGTGAATTCCCTGTTCCGGCAGGGCGTCGATTTGGCGAAGCTGGTCGACCCCAAACTGTCTCGTCCGCTGGTTGCAATCCAGAACAATGTGGGTGCGGCCGTCGCCACGGCATCAAGCCCCCAACAGTTGGTGGCAGCAGCAAGGGCTGAGCTTGAGGCCGGGGGCATTGCACCAGAAGACATCACCTTCGAGATGGTTGAGTCCTACCAGCGGACCGGCGTGATCCCCGTGAAGCAGTTGCCTACCCCCGATGAGATCATCGAGGCTCATGTTGTGGTGGCCGAAGATGACGAATGATCCCGCCGAGGACATAGAGGACATGATCAACGAGTTCTGCATGAATGGCAGAATAGGTCCCGGAGGCGAGTTGCCATCATCCTGGATACTCGTGGTCGACGTCGGCGACGAGGTGACGGTGTATCAAGACAGATACAGTAAGCCGTATGCGGCTATGGGCCTCTGCGACTACACAAAGCAGATAGTCTTGGCTTCCGAGTTCAATGATGGACGTGGATTACTATGACCCTTACCGCCAAAGAGGAATTTGACTGGCTTGCGGACCACCCGCAGTTCGTCGAACGGCCGGCGTCATTAGAGGAGTTCCTTGGTCCCGACTATCTGAACGTGGCCGACAGGACCCGCGACCGTGTGCGCGAGGCACTCGTGTCAATCATGGGCGAAGACCCACAGCCAGAGAACCCATCCAAGGTTCTGCGGGCGATCATCGTGGGCGGTATTGGTATCGGCAAGACGACCATCGCCTCAATAGTTCTGACATATCTGGTTCACTGGACCCTGTGCCTCCGCAACCCGCAGGAGTTCTTCGGACTCATGGACGGGTCACGTATCGCGTTCATGATGATGTCCACCTCGGAGACGCAGGCCAAGGACGTGATCTTCGGCGACGTCAAGGAGCGGATCAAATACTCGCCATGGTTCAAGAAGTACCCATACGACCCCAAGTTCAAGAACCGTTTCGAGTTCTCGAAGCATGTCGTGATCATCCCAGGTGGCTCCGAGGACACACAGTTTGAGGGCTACAACGTGCTGGGTGGGGTCATCGACGAGATCGACTCCCACAAGGTCACTGACCGGAAGATGTATGCCGCCGTCGGCTACGAGTGTGTTGACGACCAAACCGAAATCTTCACGACGGGCGGGTGGAAGCGTCACGGCGAGCTTGCGGTTGGTGACGTGACATTGACCTTGGACCATGAGACGGGGCTGGCTGAATTACAGCCAGTCGACGACATCCGCCGGTATGACGTTGTCGACGAGAAGTTGATGCTGTCAGAGGGCAAGGAGTTCTCGGCGTTCACAACGACGGGTCACCGTTGGCCGATCGTCGACAACAAGGGCAACCGTCGATGGGTCACATCCGAAGAGATGAAAATGGGCCATCAGGTCCAACTTGGCGCTCAGGTGGTGAACCTGCCAACCAAGAAAACCTATACGAACGAATTCGTCGAGATTGTCGCCTGGGCGTACACGGAAGGGCACTTTCGTGGGGAGAACGCATTCACGATCTACCAGTCCAGCGTCAATCCAGAGAACGTGGATCGAATACGGGCTGCCTTGAAGGGTACCGAGTACGCCGAGTCGATGCGCGACGACCTTCATCAATTTTATGTAAAGGTGGCCTCTGCTGGCCCGTTCATGGCTGTCATGCCGGGGAAGGTGCCGTCGCTGGAGTTCCTGAACTTGCTCACGCAGGAACAGCTTGATTTGTTCCTGGAGGTGTCGCTCTTGGCTGGCAACGCAGGTGATCTCAAGTTTGCCCAGAAAGACTGGGACCGCACCGAGGCCTTCGTCCATGCTGCAATCCTGGCCGGGAACGGCGTGTCAGTTCGCCCCACGTCAGACAAGCAGCGCGATTACGACATGTTGCTGGCTCGCATTCTCCGGAAGACCTGTCATCGTCCCGTTGAAGCGGCAGAAAAGTCAGATTCAACAATTCACCAACTGGAGCCTTACACGGGTACTGTGTGGTGTCCAGCCACGAAGAACGAGTCGTGGCTGGCCCGTCGTAACGGCAGCGTGTATTTCACTGGCAACACGATTGTCAACCGCATTACGTCACGGTACGGCGATCGTGGCCTGATCGTTCTGATTGGGCAGCGCAAGAGTCAGTCCGGCTTTGCCGAGAAGATGTACCAAGAGTTCCGCGAGCGTGACGACGCCTACGCAGAGAACATGACGATCTGGGATTCTCGTGGGGACGCCTACTACGCCGACGAGAACGGCGAGGTCGAGAAGTTCTTCTACGACATTGCCAGGAAGCAGGTGATCCCTCCGGGCGTCATTGCAAACGGCTTGCTTGAGGTCGGAGACGCGGTCCTCGAAATTCCCATCGAATACATGGAGGAATTCAAGAGGCAGCCCGAGAAGGCTCTAAAGGATCTCGCTGGCATCCCGCCAACGGTTGGCGATCCGTTCATCAGCCTGACCCACAAGATTCATGACTGTGTTGACAGGTGGGTCGAGTACTACGGCGACCAGCCCCCCATCGACGAAGATGGACGCATCGCCTCGTGGTTCAAGAACAGTGACACCCTGCGGCGCGTGGGGCACCTCGACATCGGGTTCTCTGGCAAGGGTGACGCTCTTGGGTTCGCAATGGGCCATGTCCGCGAGATGGTCGATATTGGCGGTGAACTCAAGCCCTACATAGTGTTCGACCTCCTCTGGCAGAAGACCGTTGCCCCCGGTCACGAGATATTCCTCGGCGAGGTTCGTCATTTCATATACAACCTGCGCGAGCAAATGAAGTTCAAGCTGGAGCTTGTGACGATGGACGGTTTCGAGTCCTCGGATACCATGCAGCAGTTGCCACGGCACAAGATCGCCACCGACTACCTGTCAGTGGATCGGCAGATGCTCCCCTACTACGACCTGCGTGAAGCGATCTACGAGGACAGGGTGGCGTTCCCGCCATACATGGTCAGAAGCCGGCGCGACGAGACGACACTCGTCAACATCGCGGTCCAAGAGCTTAGTGAATTGGTGGATGCCGTGAAGAAGGTGGACCATCCTCCATCTGGTAGCAAGGATGTCGCTGACGCTATGGCCGGTGTGACTTTCACCCTGATGGGGGATCGTCGTTATCACCGTAGGGTTACCAGCCTCTCTACCTACAGAGCCAAACGTGTGTCTGGTGACAGCACACTCCATCCAGCTTTCAAGGGTGACGTCGCGTGGCACGGGCCACAGGCTCCACCTGGGATCGCGAGAGGACCCAGGGGGGTCTGATGAGTTTCCAGATGAGCGAAGCAGGGTTGCACGTTCCGTCCAACTACACCAAGGCAAGGCCCCCAAAGACCGGCCCGGCATACGGGGCGTGGTCTGGCCCGAATGCGGATTTGATCCGGTACGAATTGCCGGGCGGGGCACTACTCCAGTTCGACCTGTCGAAGCTCACCCTCGCCGATTACAGGTCGATGCGTGACCACTATCAGATCAACATCTCCCTTTCGATTCTTGCGTTTACGATGCACCAGCTTGACTGGTGGGTTGAATGCGACGACACGCGCATTGAGACCTTCGTCACGGAGAACCTCACAAAACTCTGGACACGGCTGATCCGCGGCGTGTCGCAGGCATACTGGGCAGGGTTCTCTCCCATGGTCCTCGAGTACGAGAACGATCTTCTGGGTCGAAAGATCGAGGTCAACAAGATCAAGGACTTGACCCCCGAGGAATGCCGCGTCAACTGGAAGAAGGTCGACGGCTACGCTCCTCCGGGACACGCCAAGCCAGCACGCTACATCTTCGACGGGATCAAACAGGACCGATCGAGCGCTCCGATCCCGGTGGAAAATTCTCTGTGGTATCCATGTCTGATGGAGAACGGCAACTTCAGTGGACGCAAGCTACTGCGTCCCGCCTTCGCCCCATATTTCTTCAGCCAGATCATCCACCTGTATAGCAACAGGTATTTCGAGCGTTTCGGTGAGCCAGTCGTTGTTGGACGTGCGCCCCTCGATGACGAAGTCGATATGGGCAATGGTCAGTTCAAGAGCGGGCGTGAGGTCATGGAGGGGATTGTGACTGGACTCCGCAACCAAGCTGCGGTAGTTCTGCCGGCCGACAGGACCCCCACTGGCCGTGGCGACCAGCATGACTTCGAATACACGATCGACTATCTCGAGTCTCAGATGCGTGGCGCCGATTTCGAGCGATACTTGCAGCGACTCGACGAGGAGATGTCGCTCTCAATGTTCCTGCCGGTGCTGTTGTTCCGCACGGCCGATGTCGGTTCATACAGCTTGGGGCAGGCCCACGAGCGCCTGTTCTTCTTTATGATGAACGCTCTGGCCGGTGACCTCGCCGAATACCTCGACAGGTTCCTGCTGTCCCGCATGGTCGATTTCAACTTCAGCGAGAAGGCCCCACGAGCACGGTTCCGCTGGCGCAAGCTCGGCAAGGACACGGACGAAACGATCCGCTCCATGTTGCAGGCAAGCATCCAGGCGGGGACATTGAAGCCCGACGTCGACGAGCTTGGCATGGCAGCCGGTATGACCTTGCATGAGGTAAGTCAGGTCACCCGAACGGAATCAGGCACATCCACCGGCGACGGCGGCGTTGGTCCCGACGGGCAGGCGCTACCGGGTGACACGTCCTCCACCTCGATCACCACTGTTGGACTCACCACTGCCACCAAGCAGGTCGTGAACGACATCGTAAAGCGCCTACGTGGTCAGGCCCGCAAGGCTGAACGGTCAGAGGGTGGACTTGCGTCGATGGACGCTCAGCTCGGGTATCGCAAGAAGATGGAACTGGCCGTGCGGCACGGACACGCCACGCAACGAGTTCGAGTGCTTCCAGGCCACGGAGCGCATATACGGCGTGACGAACCACTGGATGCAGGAAGCCGTCAAGCACTTTGTCCATGCCGACGAGTTCGCTGATGGACTCAAGCGTGTCCTGATGGAACAGGTCGATGAATTCGGATCTTGAGATCAGATGTCATTGTTCCCGTCACCCACTTCTTGCTAATAGCCGGTACCGCCTCGGACGGAAGTTCGTACATACACGTCAAGGCGTATAAGCAACAGAAGATCATCACAGAGCTTGTGATCACCTCGGGAACTGTC